ACTTTTGCCGCAATCGCCGATGAAGATCCTGTAGTTAAAGCGGAATCATATTTTACTGTTATTGTTGGTTGAACTTTATAAATGATTGGGTCAGTTATTACTGGTTCAATTGCTACCATTTTTCTATCAGACAATAACGCTATAACCGTTTTTCTTTGTGCTGTTGTTAAAAATTCCGCACCTTTTGGTTTTATCGCAATATACACTTTACCATAAACAGGAGTTGCGGAAGTTTCTCCTCCCCAAGACTGTATACTTTCCGCATCTGGAAAATTTGCGAATATTAATGCTTTATAATCTTCTACTGTTACCGCTCGTCTTTGAGAAGAAAAAGTTTTTGGTGCATTAAATTTTACTGATTCAATCGATTCTCTTTCCGCTCCACCATATGCCGCGGTTGAAGTTGATATGGAAATATTATCAAATCCCCCCACCGCATCTAATGATTTAAATGTTGAAGCTCCATTGGGTCCTGCTCCATTACATACTAATGCTCTAACCTGAACTTGGTTTCCATGTGTTAACGCTCTTCCAATAGAACCATCACCAAATTGAATTTCATATCTACCATTAGACACTTCTGAAGTAAAATATATATTTGCTGTGCCAGATATGGCTGTAAAATCTCCCGCCTTTTCATATACATAAGATGTTGCATCAGATGGAGATACTTTAACAGTGACTTCTGCTGTCGATATATCCACATTTGAATTTGGTAACACAAATCTTTGTTCTTTATCTGAAGTATTTTTAGTGAATGTATATACTGAAGGGACTCCCTCTTTTACATCTATTTGTTTTACATAAGCCCCCGCTAAACTTCTATCTATTTGAAATGCCTGTGTTGTAGCGAACACATATTGTTTTCCTTTAATTGTTGAATTAAATTTTGTAAATTTATCACATGTAACAAAGGAGGGGGTGCCCGCCGGCACAACAGTAACAATGATTGTCGCACTTGCTCCAACTTGAGATCTTGGTGTATAATTTAACATTGCGGCTTTGGATGCAACTGAATTTCTTATAGAAGCACTGCCTAAATACATTTCATTCGCTATCATATTTAAATAAAATGAGTTATAATGTGTATTATAAGCCAAAACATTAAGAATCGTATTTATTCCTGAAGCTGTAAAATCATAACCAGAAAAAACAGTCTGATTACCTAAAAATGATTTTAGATTATCTTTAATTTGATCAAAATCTAAATCTGTTACATCTATTTTCTCTGTTGCCATTTTATTCTACTTCCAAAAATTCTGTAATAGTTATTGTTATTGGTTCTTTAACTGGTGTAACTGTAATTTGAACACTGTATCCATTTTGATCTGGTCGTGGAATACATTCAATACCTTGAAGTTCTACTATACCATCTCCATTCTCTTTAATTGCATCTGTAATAGTAGTTTTAATTGCTTGGGCAGTAACACTATTAACCATTTCAAACAAATGAGCTTCAACATCACAAAAAAATTGTGCATTAAAAGGAACTTCATATCTTCTTGTTTTTAATAAATGTTTTATACCCTGTGTAATAGCTTCTATTTTATCTTTCATAAGAACATCCCCCGTCACAGGATGTTTTGCGAAAGATAAAGAAACGTCATTAATCTCTACCTTGTACCCAAACTCGTAAGAGCGCAAAGCTTTTTCTAAATTAAAATCTCTTTCTGTTGATGAAAACGTATATGCCATAATACTAATATTTATATGTTATCAAACTAAACCTGCCCCTTCTAATACTTTTGAAATCATACGTGGATCCGTTCCTCCTAAAAGTACCATCATTGCGTAGGTAAAGTCTAAATTTTCTGGTGGTGGATTAGCAGCGCTGGTTAATTTTTTCCTTATCATATCAGTTCCACCGGTTGCAGGAGGAATCCAAAGAAAATATATTCCAGCATCTACGATTCCTAATGTTATTAATTCCAAAAATTCTTCCATCATTTTTAATATTTTTTCTAATTTTGGTATAATTTTTTCTTCAATAAATTCAACCAATTCTTCTATTTTTTTAATTAAACCTGAACCAATTCCCTTTAATCCTTCTAAAAAATCTATTATTACTTCCAAAAAACCTCTAAGTCCAGGTATCATATCTTCTACATTATAACTCCAAAAATCAGGATAAACAGATTCAGGTAGATCTTCCTTTTTAGAAGTATTCTTATTAACCGCCCTAACAGAACAAACTCTTGGTGCGGGAAGATTGGCGCTACCTTGATTTCTCCAGTTAGGAAGCCATAGATAACCATCTAACACAGCTTCAAAATATCTCAACATATCAACATTCATGTCTGAGGGATTTAAACCAGACCCCTCTAATATCATTGCTGCGGCATACGCGCTTTCTTCATCCGTCAATTCATCCAACTCGTCTGGTTCTGGAGGATCTTTAGTTGGATATACTCCATCAGGATCATCAGTAGTTAATTTCATTAAAGCATTTTTCCATATCCTTTCTCCTTGAGGATCTGGTCCACCAGACCATTTTAAATATGCCGCCTCCATTGGATTACCTGACTGCAATCCCCCCGCATCTTTGTCTGTATTAGCTTGCACATTTCCCCAAGCTATAGTAGGACGTCCTATTTTATCTACTTCCTTCATTGATTCAAGATAATCAATATATGTATCCTGGTGCTCTTCCTCTAAAGCATTAGATTTGGAATTTGCATTAACAAGATCGACTTGTAAAGCTTGAATTTGATCCTCAAATCTGCTATGTTTGGATGCTATCTCTAATTCTAAAATCACAAGTTCTTGTTCAATTTTAGTTGCACGCGCTTCCAACTCTTGTATTTTTGTTTGTTCTTCTTGTTTTAACTTCTCAGTAGTATTAATAGTTACTAGTTCTGCCTGTATCCATGCGTTATATTTTACGACATCTGCAGGCAAGGGAAGAACAATATGAGCCAATTTATTTGCTTCTGTTGCATCATCAAGAATTTTTTGTGCTGAACTTTTCTTTGTTTTTAATTCGTCTCTTTCTTGAGTTATTTCTGCATAAGTTTCATCATCTTTTAATGCCTTTTGAACCAGAAGTGTAGTTGATTGTTCTGTAGCATAATTTTTAGCACCAGTGGCTGAATCAGCTTCAGAATTTTCATTAGCTTTCAATTCTATATATTTTAATTTGTAAGATTCATTATATATTTCTTTTGCCTTTGATGTTTCATAATCTAATACTTCTTGCTCTTTATTAGTAAGGTCTGTTATTAATTCATTTAAATCTTCTTCTGCGTCTATTTGTTTATCTTGTGATTCTTCTACGTCAGCCTGATCCTTTGAAAAATTTTCTAATTCTTTTGATTTTTGTCTCTCAAACAATGACATTTGTTTTTCTGATTGTTTAATCGTATCATTCAATCGTATAATCTCACTTTTTCTGTCACCAATTTGATTTTGTACTCCCTTCAGTTCAGCTATCTTATCATTTTTTTTATCCATGCTGATCAGTTGTGCTTCACTAACGTCGAAACTTCCCCCAATAGAGCCTGAAGTTTTTAACCCCTCTATTTTACTTTCAATTGATTTAATCAATTCTTCTTGTTCTGATCTTGCAGACTTCACTTTATTAACAGAAGCTTCCAATCTCTCACGTTCACTCGATGATTCATCTTTTGTCAACGGTCGGTTATATGTCAATTCTTCATCATATTTTCCTTCTTTCATTTTATTATTATAATATGAATATAACTCCAATTGTTTTCCAGCTGATTCTTGATTAGCTTTCCAGAATCTTATTTCCATAATTCTCTTCATTATATCTTCTTTTTGATCATCTTCCCCAAATATTTTTGTTCCATTTTTTAATACAAAGGAATTCAAAATCTTAAATGCGTCACCTCCGCCTGGATCAGGTTTCGCCTCTTTCCCCTCATCATCAAGTTGACCCATTCGATCATCAAGTTCGACCTCAACTAAAATATCACCAGGTCTAGTATTTGGAAATATGGACTCATGTAAAACATCAATCACCTGTTCATATCTTACTGTTTGTCCTTGAGTAAACATAGATATACTAGTTTCTGCTGCAACAGCATTCACGCCAGGAGTAATATGTTCATACCATTCCGCGTTTGATGTTTCATCAGTTCCCATAGTTGTCGGAGCATTAAATTGTCTCGCCGTTTCAGTTGAAAGTATTTGCATCGTTTCACGAGTTCTTAAATTTTTAAAAAATACTTTATCATCCTTATTGGAATTGATGTCATAACCTCTTCTTCTAAATTTTTCTTTATTATCACTATTTGTTCCTATTTTAAAAATACCTCGATCTGCCTTTAGGTTTGATTTTTTCCCAGGTTTTATAGGCCACTTTTCTATTGGTGGATTTATATTGCCAGGATTAGGTGCACATAAATTTGTAACAATAATCTTCTCTTCTCTTAAAGCATCCAAATCTTCCGTTAATTCTCGAGCTATATCCATCGCATCTTTAAGGGGCCTTATATCCGCAAAATAATTATAAAGTTTCGCTATTTTTCCTAATAATTTAGCTGGATCTGTTACACCAAGAAGAATTATTAATGCTCCGGCCATATTACCTCCTGATATTGACGGCCTACTCACATCTCCTTTATCATCAAAAGCGGCATTCATTATTTCTATCATTTTACTTGGTTTACAAATTTGCATTTGTCCGCCCATTTTCCATAAATAATCTTCTAAATTAAGATCAAGATATTCTCCTCCCGTTTTATCTAAAACTGGTTTTCCTTGAGCTGATCCAGATACTCCAGGTATAGCTCTATTATAAAAAACCTTCCCATTCCAAATTACATAATTTTTATGATTATTTTCAAATTGTTGCCAAGTACCTGCTGCCTCAGGCCCCTCTAGTGCATGTTTTGGATCTACATCAGCACCCATAAAGAAACCTGCATCGGTTGCAAGCTCTTCCCCCGCTTTCAATTTATCAATATCAATAATTGGGTGGGCTGAAAATTCAATTCTATTCGTAAATGGATTAACATAAATTCCAGCTGTTTTTATTTTCTTTAATCGAATTTTTGGTGTTCTAGCTTTGACACCATAGACTGATAATTTTGGATTTTGACCATCAATGAACAAAGTATATATTCCTGATCCCATTAAATCATCAATTTGTCTTTGAACCTCCGAAATCATTTCATCTAGAATTAAAAATAATGGATTTATTGCTGCAATAAGAAAAACTTTATTTGCATTCAGCAATGTCTTACCAGTTTCCATTGCTGATTTATATGCTGATATCGTTTCTGTTACATTTTCTATCAGTGGTTCTAAAAGCTGGGGAGTCTTAACACTTGCCGCTAACCAAGATCCTTCAGCAGCAGCCTGTTTAAACAGAGCCACTCTATCAGCTGAATTTCCGTCTGTTATCGCTTGAGTTAAAGCACTAACATCTCCACCTTTTCTAAATCTCTCAGGCATCGTTTTCTTCCTCAGTTTCTTTTAAAGTATCCACTTCTTTTTTCAAACTAACAATAGTTCCTTTTATTATATCAATCATAGATTCTATTTGATCAGCCATTGGATTTGGCGGCAATTCTTCTTCTGTAGTTTTCCATTTATTAGTTTCCATAATATTTACTCCTTCCTTTCAACATATCATATGCGTTTCTTTTATCTCTAACTTCCTTATATTTAAATTGTAAAGAATCCGCCGTTGATACAACTTCATTAATTAGCCCTATATCATCACCTAAAGCAACATTTACCGCTTCATATATTGTTCTTCCATAAGGAACCAATGTCCCTGAAGCTTTAGCAGGAAGAGCTGAAACTCTTATACCAGGTTCAGTTCCATTAGATGATTGACCTCCACTATAAGTGGGATTTCCAATTCTAGCATTCAATTCTGTCAATCTTGTAGACATTTCAGAGTTACATGTATTTAAATCATCTCGTAAGGCATTAGCATCTGTCATAATATATGTTACATTATCAATCTCTTCATTATGGTAACTTTCCAAATCAGTAAATTCTTGTTTACAATTTCCTACAGCGGTATCAAATGTTTCCGCCGCCGTTTTCTTTGCTGCATCATATTCTCCTCCCCCGTCAACTTCTAAAAGAGGATCTCTATAAGATACTAATCCATCTAATGTGTCAATTTTTCCTTTTGCGAATGAGTAATCATTTGCAGCGGTAACTTCATCTCCATTTATTATATGTTGAACATCATTAAATAAACAATCAACTTCATTAATAGTATATGAAGTGCTATGTGTACTATGTGTAGCATTTGCTGAAGAACATCCCGCGCTGAATGTATGAATTTCAATCAATTTACTTGAAGGATTTCTCTCATATATACTAATGGGAGATACGGCGCTCATACCACTGCAAGAGCCTCCGCCAGTTGTATTTGTTTCGTTTCCTGGATTGGATGCTGAACCCCAACTAAAATAAGTACTATAATTATCTCCTTGCCATCCTTCTACAGCAGGCACAGTTCCACCCGTTCCTATATAACCAGCCGTAGAAGTTACTTTGGTTGTTGAATTGGTAGCTCCATCTAATGCATTCGCAACATTTGTCATTGCGGGCTGTAATTGTGGAGTGAATGTTGCTTGTGGTTCTGTTCCTCTAGCCGTTACAGTATTTGGTAATGTAGTAACTGTTGGAGTATAATTATGAGCTCCCACAAATGGACTCACCAAATAAAAAAAATGAGCACCGAAATCTATCATATATCGATAATCACCAATCAACGCTCCAGTAGTATCTTTTCTTTTTTCTTCATATTTTACAAACCTTCCTGCAAATATATCTTTCATTCCTAATCCAGTCGGCTGTAATCCCCCATCATCATAACTATCTCTGGCGCCTTGAACGGCAGGAAAAAGTGGATTTAATACGTTACCACTATAATCGCCCGTATCTTGTCCTATTTCTGAACTGGAGGAAACCAATTCTGTAGAAGCTGATTTAAATAAATCTAAAGAACTTGATTTCGCCGTTGGAGGATTAAATACACTAAGAGCGGTTTCAAATGCGGATTTATCCATAACTGTTAAATCTTCAAATGATTCATTAGTTCCACCATAATTTCCATCATCATCACCAATAGGTTTCCAGGATGAATCAGGAACCATTCCCTCAGGAACAATTTGAGCAATTGCGAACATTGTATTTTCTTCTCTTGTTGGCATAATTTGTTTTGATGTAATCTCTAAATTAGTATATACCTTATCAACATTATCATTAAGTACTACCACATTTAAATCTGTATCAATTGCGACTACAGTAAGATTAGATGTCCATGCCGTACTTGATAATTCTGATCCCATTACCAATTTCGATGCATCAGAAGTAGATATAGTATTTCCTGTAACATTTGTTATTAAATTTAATGTTGTATTAGCAGTTATAGTAAATTCTTCAAAATCATGCGTGAATCTTTTTAATCCAAAATAATCTCCAATTTTAGGTGGAGAAACATCAACTTCTGCAGAACCTTGTTCTAAAGTATGAGATAAAGTAACAAACTGATCTAAGGTAGAATTAAATTCTACAGAACCGATATTAGCATATGCAAATTTTTCATTCCAGTTTCCCGCTTCTGTAGTAACACTATCCCCAAATGTAACGGTGTTTCCAAATGCCATGTCGATTCCAGGATTGACATATGGAGTTGTATTAGCCATTAAATCTATTAATTTTCCCGTTTCTCTACTTCTAACAAAATAATAATCACCAATATAATTACTATAAGTATTAGACGTTCCATCCGCCTCAGTTGATGATACGGTACTTCCAGGAGTATCACTTAAAGAAATTGTATAATTAAGATCTTTATCTCGAATTAAAACACCGAATTTGGGGTTTCCTCCCGCTCCACCGGTTAAAGAAGGATATGTAAAAGATGTTACTCCTGCATAATCACTTGGAGAACCTAAATTAAATTTTAAAATATCACTACTACTTGCTCCCAAACAATTTGCTCTTATTTGGGCATTTGCTAATGCTAATGCAGGAACATCTACCGAAGCAGCTACACCTGCACATAAATTAGCAAACGCATCTTCAAATAATTCCAATTCTCCGATAATTCCCAATCTCGCATCTATCAAACTTTGAGGTAGAGCTTCAATATCTTCTTTAGTTTCTAATATTTTTTCAACTTGAGATGTCATGCTGGTGGTCCTGTTACTACTACTGGTGGTGAACCAGGAATCATTGCTGTTATTACTATTTGTGTTGTATAATTATTTATCGCATCTGCAATATCTGAGCCAAATTGTGCTCCAGATGCTGGCTGTTTTGAAAAAATTTTACCCATTTTTGTTAAAAACATTGGAAGACCCGCTGTCGTTACTATAGAAATTTGGTTTGAACATTGTAATGTCATAAAAGCTCCATCAATTTTCTTCGCAACCTTTTGCCCTATCAGTGCTGGTATTGGTGATTGCTTTTGCATAATTTTCCCTATTTCTAAATTTAATGTTTGTAATTTCGGCATAGCTGCGTAATTTCCCCCAGCCGGATCCATTGCATTAGAAATATACTGTTCTACTCCATCCTTAATTATCTTCCCTACATCTAATCCTGTTGTATTAGCTTTTGCGAATCCGGATTGTAATCCTGCTTTTATTTGTGGCATTCCTAAAGGCATATTGTCCTTACATTATACATTGCATAATTTTTGTTTTAACTAAATTTAGTGCCGCAGTATTTAATGGCATTCCACTATTTCCTGAACCAGTAGGCACTGTTATCTTTGTAATTTCATCTATTAAATCATCAAAACATGATTTTAAAGACTTTCCTGCGCCACTAATAGATAACGGTGCACCAGATTTTAAACTATACGTTCCAAACGTTCCTGCAAATGCGACGGGCGATTGCATTACTATACCTGCTGGAGAAATCACAATTTTTCCAAGAGTTCCAGTATTACCTAAAAATAAATTAATATAGCCTGTAGCACCAACCGCACTTTCTGCCGCATTGATCTCTATGGGTGCTAATCCTGTATGTAATTTAATTCCAGATCCCGCAATAAATGGCGTTCCTATTGTACTAATATCAATGGCTCCTATAGATGTAGTGAGATTGATATCACCAGATCCAGATAATCCTACAACCCCCTCTGATCTTATCTTAATTTGTGAGGCGTCTGCAGTTAGAGGGCCATCTGAATCAAATGCCATTGTTCCTGTTGTATTTAATTTTAAACTACCATCACCAGAAATATTAGATCCCTTTTTTGTGCCCACCATAAAACTAGTTGTGTTTGATTCATATCTCGCAGAATTAATATAATAATTTCCACCATCAACATTTGCATAATATGATCCACCCGTGCCAATTTTTAAAGAAAAGTTTCCTTGTGTAGATTGCTGATCTCTATTAACAAATAATTGAAAACTTTTATCAATTGTTTCAACCTTATGTGCTTCAATATGTTCATATGAATTTGAATGAACTATATTATATGCCTCATTTACTGATTTTGTTACTACAGTTCCATCAGGATGATATTCTATAAATGATCCTGATCTATGATATAAATGTATTCTTTCAGCATCAGGAGTATCATCAAATTCAAATACATGACCACTTTCCGTTTGTTGCACATGATTATATGGATATACCGCATTAAATGGTGGAAGAGGTTCTGAAAATCTATTTATTATTGGTTTAACTAACGCTTCTTTAAATTTATCACCAGCGGCCTGAAGCGCAGTTAGAGTGAAATCTTGAAATTGTATCAACGTTCTTACATTTACTGTTGATCCAAAATCCCCACCAGTAGTTACGCCCACTTGTCCTGCATTGCGTGAATTTTTCTTTCTTCTTAAAATAGAATATTGACTTTCTACTCTGCTTCCATCATCAGTACTTAACAATTTTGATGTTGGATCACCATATCCTCTTGCTAATCTATTTGTAGTTGGTTCATTTAAATAATGATAAGAGGGAAAAGGAGAAATTTGTTCTTGTTCAGTAATTATTACACCAACACCTGCACCAGAATAGGTGAGCATTTCTGCTTCTCGAGGAACTTTATCCTCTTGTCTTGTATCAGCACCAAGCAATAAAGATCTAATTCTTTTTTTAGCGGCATCTAAACTAAATGGGTGCATGTCAGATGCAATTTTATTATCATACATCCTAGCATCGTAAAATCCAATTTGTGCGGTATAAATTTCTCTCACATCTTGTTCAGGCACTCCATGCAATGTACCCATCATTACTGGTTCTTGTGCTTCCTTTCCATCACGAAAAAATCCCATCACCCAAGATCCTTCTACAGGCCCAAGTGGTGTTTGACCAACCC